TGGATTATCCACATTTTGAACTAGTGTTAGAGGATGTTTAATGGAAAGGTTAAGTTTCAAACGCTATTTCGAATCTAAGAAAAAATTATTGGAAGCATGTGAAAGTGTTCCTAGAATTAGAAATGAATATAAAGTAACGAAGTATTGTAAATTTCCAGTATTTGAATCATTAGATGATGATTCCAAATCATATGTAGCTTTCAAAGCTAGGGATAGAATTGAAGTACTTTGGGAAAAGAGTGATCAAGATGATAATTATCCAGTTGCTAGGTACATTGTCTTATTATCTGAAGATGGTCAGAAGGTATATCCATGTTGGAATAATAAGAAGATTCATAGCTGGATTGAAAATAGTACGATAGAAGTATAATGAACGAACAAATAGCGAAATCAATTGATGATTGGAATGTTTGCCCTTATGAAGATAATATCTATGAATTTTTCAAATCATTCACCCATTGTACAGAGATGTATTTAAAAATCCCATCAACAAAATTAGACACTAAAGTAATAGTGTCAATTATATCTGATTTACGAGAATATCTTAACCCCCATTCAAATAGGAACCTACATCATTTTACCGATATCATATGTGACTCTATACTTTTAGAGTATAAGAATCGTGATATTGAATGTATGGATGAATTAAAGAAATATATTGCAGAATGTGAAGAACGGGTTTTTTTAAAGCTTTAGTTGTCATTGATAAATACCTCTATACATATAAAGGTTAATATATAATGGCATTATACGATAAATTTGCTGACTCACCAAATAGACTAAAACTTGAAGCTCAAGAGATAACCGTTAAGATGGTTAGAAATGGTGATGGTACTGCAACTATTAAATGGAATATCCCCAACATTGCTGGTTGTAATGTTGACGACTTAATTTATGATGGTATTATCATAACAGTCAGTAGTAAACCTGCCAACTATATAACCACATCACCCCAAAGTGGCACCTATTATGAGGCTGATCCAACTTTCGACACTGATATGCACTCTGGTGATAATATCAATGTTGCTTTAGTCGTTGGTGCATTCTATCATGATCGTGAAACAGTGTCAGTAACAGTTAGTGATGTTGTAGATAAAACACCATATTATGTTTCTGCATATGCGGTAGACGCACAAGGTAATTACTTCCGAGAAGGAGTTCACGCATATAGTATTCCAACTGGTCAGGCTGAAACTAATGTTGCAGGTGCTGCAACTCCAGCATTCCATGATATACAAATAGATACACCTGAAGGTATAACAGTAAAAGAACCAACTGGTCTTAATGTTGGAACTAATTATAAACTTACGTTATATATCAATGGTGCTTGTTATGAATTAACTGGTCTGGCTGGAAGTAAAATGCAAACATATGAAGATATGGCAGCATTGCTTAATATAGAAATGAAAAAACTGGTAGACTCTACTAAAGGTGTAGAGTTTCCAAACACTGGTAACTATTTTGTTAAGGTTGAAGATGAAGAAGTATATGTATGGGATGGCACCCAAAATGTATTACAGGATGCTGTATTCTTAGACTTTGATCCATCAACACCAATACTCGGAACATACTGGAATAAACCATCAACATCGGTTTTAAAAATTAGAGAATCATTTGGTTGGACTACAGTATCTAATATAATCGAATACGCAACTGACCCATCGGTACCATCTGATGGTGCAGTATGGTTAAATAAAGCATTTGAAAGTTCAGGTGACTTAGATGTTTCTAATACATTAGCATGGTCTTGGGAAGTATCAACATGGTGTAAGAAGCCACTCTTTGTACAAACACGTAATCCATTACTGGCACCAGTATTAGACAGTTCAACATATTGGTATGATGAAGTTAATGGAATTGTATTCAATCGTGATATCACATTATCTACATGGAGTGAAGTTGATCCTATTGTATGGGATACTAATCCAAATAGTATAGTAGATGGTAACTTTTGGTACAATACAGAATTGGAAAAGGTATTTAATAGAATCTCATCAGAGTGGCAAGAAGCTACTAATATTAGATATGAAGAACGAAATGCTTCTGGTGAGTTAGATAATCCAACGGCAAATCATTATTGGTTTATACCATCTGAGCAGTTATTATTTCAGAGAAATTCTGACAACGATGCATGGACTTCCATAAATGTAATAATAGCAGCAAGTGATCCAACAGATCGTGCTAGCTGTGATCTATGGTGGAACGTATCTACAGGAATAGACACAATATTTAAATGGGATGCAGTTAATAATGAATGGGACAGCGTTTCAGATTTCTTTCAATCAGAAATAGACCCTGCATTACCATCAACATTAGAGTCTGGTGCATTGTGGTATAATCCTACTACTGATGTATTGCAGAGAATTACTGGAATTAACTGTACTGATGTTATACCAATATGTAGCCAATATGATCCTACAAACCTGCCAGTGGGTGTGGTGTGGAAAAATACTACTAGTGGTGAATGGTATGTATGGGATGGTTCTACATTTACAATAATTGATGTAATTAATAGTGAAATAGACCCATTTGACATTACAGATGGTATTCACTGGTATGACACCAATACTGACGTTTTATATCTTCGTGATTCAGGTGCATGGGTTGAGAAAGATTTTTCATTAACATCATTAGCTCCAAGTGTGGATGAATATTTCTTCAACACATTTGAGGATGAACTTTACAAGTGGAATGGTTCAGCATGGCTTGAGGATTGTGGATTGGCAAAAGTAACATTACATTTTAACCGTAACGTATGTACGGATGACTTACCTGATGTTAATACTGATTTATTTTCACCATTTAATGATTTTGATCGTTTTGGTAGAGATATATTGCGTTTTGAAACATGCGGAATAGGTTGTGAACAGAGAATAGAATTTGATCGTAAAGGCAATGGTGTTTTTTCATATCTAAGAAATAGTATTATACACTTCACACCAATAACAGGTAAGAGTGTAAATGAGGCTGGACCAAGTTATTCTGAACTTGGTGTTGGTGATGACGGTACACCAGATGAAAGAAGGGCACTACAAGATCAGATTCGCATTGCTCTTGGGTCTGTTGGCACAACAGTAGAATTAACCAAACAACAGTTAGACGAATGCATCAATAATGCATTGTTGATGGTAAGAAAATATTCGAGTTATTCATATGAACATGTACTATTCTTTATGGATGTATTTCCAAATCAGCAACGATATGAATTAGTTAATAAATGTGTAGGGTTTAACAAGATCACAAACATTAATGCATGTCATAGAATGAGAACAGGATTCTTAGGTGCTTCACAAGGGTCATTTGGCGGATATGATGTTTATGGTTATGCAGCATTACAACAACTTTACTCAGGTAATTCTTTTGATTTACTTTCATATCATTTAACATCTTCATATATTGAGGAATTGCGTAACATATTTGCAGATCATTTGGTATATACATTTTATGAAGATACCAGAATACTTAATTTTCATCAAGTGTTTTATAATAATGAACGTATATTATTGGATGCATTTATTGAAGTTCCAGAACAACGTTTAATTACAAATAGACACTTAGCAATGTGGATTAAGAAATGGGCTATTGCTGAAGCTAAAATGATACTATCACAAGTTCGTGGTAAGTTTCAAACTCTACCGGGTCCAAATGGTTCAACAACTCTTAACTCTCAAGAACTTATTACACAGGCTGAGAATGAAAAGTCAGAATTGACCATTGAGCTACAGGATAGATCAATGCAAGATCATAACAGTGATGCATCATCACAGATATTAATAGGATAATATGAGTATAACATCACAACTAGAATCACTACTTGATAGTGGAAACTGTCCAGTTGACGGTGATGGTAATTATTTACCACCACCTGATGATGACGTAGTTTCAAAATTATGTAACACGCTAAATCCAGCATTACATTGTAAGAATGAGCAGTCTAATCCAGCATGGGAACTAACTGATGCTGTTGATGACTCTTGCTTATTTGATTCCTATGTGAGTGAAGTTATAACAATTGGTGGAGCTATAATCAATGTGCACAAGTTATTGGGTGTTCACGAACAAGGTAAACTGCAAGACTTAACTGGTAATGGTGCACCTATATCAAATGGGGACCACCCTAATTTCCCAACAGCAAATGCATTTGATTTATTAAAAACACAATGGCGATCACTGCAAGTCGGTTCAGCAATTAATACGGCATACATTGGTTATGATTTTGGTGAAATATTATTAGATAATGGTAGACGTAGATATGGTGTTGAAACATTTGTTAAGGCGGATGTAGCATCAATGAAAATACGTCAAGGTTGTAGGTCTGAAAATCGTGTCACACGGGCGAGAATAGAGCGTTCTAGTGACGGTGTTAAATGGTATGGTGTTCAGGTAGTTGATCTTCCTGATTGTGATGGTACAGTGCAAATAAACTTCAAGAGAAGTGTACCCTCTAGATACTGGCGTTTGCGTCCAGTTATATTCAACGGTGGTATAGATGACGCATGGGAAATACAAGCATTACAATTGCTTGATTTTGAATCTACTAAGGTAAGTAATATTCAAGATAAAATCTTTATGGAAAATAGGGATAGACATTATGATGTGAATCCTGTTAGAATGAAAGCTTCATATCAACCTATTGATGTTCAGGCAAACCAAAGTAAGTGGGGATTTAATGGACTTGTAAGTAGTGATGCATGGATAATAGAAGTAAGTTTTTCATCAACAGTTGGCTCATTGGGTAGACCATTCGTTATTGGTGATATTTTACAGCTTCCAGCAGAGACACAATTTAGTGCAAGTTTGAAAGCTGTATTGCGATTTGTTGAAGTTACCGACGTTGCATGGAGTATTAACAGTTACACACCTAACTGGATACCAACTATGCAGAGATTAATATGCCGTCCTATGATGGCATCACAGGAAACACAAGATATTGCAGGTAAACTAACACCAGATATAGATGAAAACGGTGTATCTGATATTAATGATGGTAATAACGATAAGAAATATCAAGACTTGTCTGATATAACCCAAAGTATACAAGCTGAACATAATACCAATGTACCAGAACGTGGTATTGATTATGCTGATCTAGGTGATGTACCAGAATCATTCTATGAATTTGCAAGTGAAAATGGAAGTGTTGATGTTGCAAGAAAGATAGATCGTCAACGTGCCCAGTTTGGAATTGATGCAATGCCACCAAATGGTGAATCTTATACTGAAGGTGATGAATTCCCAGCAAAGCCATCTGATGGTGATTATCACAGACTGACATATACATCTATACGTTCTGGAATACCAGCAAGGCTTCATAGATTTTCATCTGCAAAGACCCGTTGGATATATCTGGAGACAGATAGACGAGCGGCTATAAAGAACGCAAAACCTCGGGTAAATGAAAAATTAGACCCTAATCAGTCAACGGTGACATCACCTACTGATAAGGATGCCTTTTATAACAACGATAACTAATAATTGATTCACTAAAAAGTTTATGATATAATGTCTGATCCATGAGTAATTCAAACTATTCATGGTATGTCATGTATGGTCATTATCATTTACAGGTGACCAAAGTGTGGTATAATGTGTCAATTAAGAGGAATTGAATGTCAACATCTAATAAGAAAAAACAACGTTTGATGATCCAAGATATTGTTTCGTCACCAGCAATTTACACAAATACTGCTAGTATTTTAAAACCAGACTATTTTTCTGAAATGTATCAACCCGTTGTGGAATTTATTCATAACTATTATATTAAGTATAATGCAATTCCACAGATTGATCAATTGAATGTAGAATTTGATATTGATTTTGAGGTAACTTCTAAAATAACTCGTGATCGTGTGGATTCTACATCAGATATGGTTGAGAAGTTTTGTCGAGAATCGGCAGTTAAACTCGCAATCAATGACTCACTTCAGGATATTGAAGATGATAACATGAGTGCAGTGTTAGAACGTGTTACAGAAGCTACACGTGTGGCTCTTAGAAAGGATTTAGGTCTAAACGTATATGATGCACCAGAAGAACGATTAAACGCTCTTGTGGAAACATTTAGACCTATTCCAACGGGGATAGCAGGCATAGACATACCATTAGATGGTGGATTAGTAAGAAAACAATTTACATTATTTTCTGCTAATTCTGGTGGTGGTAAATCACTGATGTTGGCTAATATTGGTCGTAATATTGCATTACAGGGTTATCATGTACTATACATTTCATTAGAACTTGTACCTGAAATGGTGTTTTTACGTCTAGCATCTATCATATCAGGGTTTGACGCATCAAAGTGGAGATATAATATTCATGAAATTGCAAAGAAAATAACAGATGAATATTATAATATTAGTGGTGGGTCATACCAACTTATACGATTACCACAACACTCAACAGCCGCAGACATAAATTCATATTTAGCCGACTATGAAATGGAATACGAGCGTGTTCCTGATATTATATGTTTGGATTATCTTGACCTTATGGACCCTATGGGTGGTGTTAAGAATTATAGTATATTTGATCAAGATAAACGTAAATCTGAAGAAGTTGTGGAGATTTTTCATAACTATGATGCAATGGGTGTTTCTGCATCTCAACAAAATCGTGATGCATTGAGAATGGCAAATCCTGATCAGGGTGTTATTGCTGGTGGTATTTCTAAAGTTAACACGGTTGATAATTATATATCATTATACATGGATAAAATAATGAGAATGGAGGGCGTCATGAACGCATCATTCTTAAAAACCAGATCGAGTAAGGGAGTAGGGCATACTTCAGAACTAGCATTTAACCCCAATAATTTAAGAATATCCGATCCACATGGTGGTGGTCAAACTAGTGTTATGCCTAGTAAACGGAAGATATCATTTGATCCTGACCTAAGTGAAGTTGAAGGTTTAACTGGACTTGATGATACAAAAAAAGAAACAGATGAAAATTTGTTTACTGAGAGTCTTTTTGATGACACTGAAACCACTCAAGAGTTAAACAGTATGCTTGAGAATAATGAAGTTGATGAGAAAAGTGTTGATGAATTAATGAGTGTAATGAGTGACATTACAGGGAATGAATAAACAATGCAAGAAGATATAGTTAATAAAATTAGAGTTAAAGATAGCAATGGAAAAGAACGAATATTATATCGTGCAGAATTATTAGATGATCCTATAATAGCTAAAAATATAGCATCTGTAGAAAATTTAGTGCATCAAATCAACCAGTTAGAGACTGATCTTGATATTATGTTATGTGCGAAGGAATCCATGCTGAAAAGATTTAGTGATAGTGTTAATGCATATGTAAATAAAACTGATGAGGTAAACGAAGATGAATAATAGTGAAGATACATTAAGCAAATTGAAGGAATATATAGCATATATCAATATTAAATTTGATAATATACTGACATTTGAAGCGTGGCAAGAACATCAATACTCTGAAAGTGGATGTGATGATATCAAGTATAAATCAGGTGAGATTAGTGATATTATGGATGAAGCATTAGGTGGGATTGATGAGTTATTGCTTGAATCTTCTGATCAAATGAATTAAATATGTATAAATAGCCTAATAGAGGTGTATATACATGAGCGGTAAGAAAATAACAAAGACTATAGATCACCCGATGGAAGAGTTTCTTGATATTGAATCTGGAACCACTGAAGTTGAAGTATATCAGCGTGAAGGTGAAATTATAAAATCTGAGGATTATGATGAGAAAGATTCTGAAATCGATGAACAATATCAAGAAATATATGATAGTGCGATGGAAGGGTATGATTTATTATCGGAAGAAATAGATAAAGTTGAGGGTAAATATAAAGCCCGAATTGGTGAAGTTTCTGTTCAGCATCTAAATGTTGCATTAAATGCCGCATCACATAAGGCTAAAATGAAACAACACAAGGATAAACTTGAGTCAAAAGATAAAACACCATCAACTGTTACTAATCATAATACTTTGGTAGTTAGTGACCGTGATGCCCTAATGGATCAACTTAGAAAGGGAATTCTAGACGATAAAAGGGCAAAAGATGAAGATGTATAATACCGATAGGGAATTTGAATTACATAGATTTGATGGTTCAACAACTGGTATCGTCGAGATGGATAATTGGGTTAATACTGGAACTTGGATTTATCAACACGTTCGCACTCGTGACTGTGGTAGGGAATATATATTACGAACATTTAATAAGAAAATGATTGCAACCGCAGGTGATTATATTATTTGCTGTGATGGTGTTTGGTTTGTAATGGAAGAAGATGTAACTAAACTATTTTTTGAAACGGAATAAAATGATAATAACAGAGAGTAACAATCAAGTATCAAAGGAATTGTTAGATCATGCAGCAGCATTATCTCTAGCGAACACAATATGTTGTGCATTTCTATTAAACACACAAACACGTACAATCACATCTGACCACTTTTTTACAATATGGGAAGATTATATTGTTGATAATGGGAATGTAATAAACTTTGATACCATTTTAGATGATGGTACCGAAGACCAAATAACACTAATCCCAAATAAAAATTCCGATGTTATAGATTTCTTTCAAGAAAAAATATCATATGGTGAAGAGCATAGTATGCTTGTTAACAATACATTAGGTTATGTAAATGATTCAAGTAAAATTCAAAATATCTTAGATTTAATTACGAATAATGGTGACCTTAATAGAATATGCATTGAAGTTGAGAAAAATTCGAATAATTACGTCGTACTCTTACACTTGCAGAATAGTTACGGTGTAAGAGAGTATACATTTACACCTGTTTATGAACACATTCCTAAAACATATGGCATTGGGAAGAAAGAATTAGATACTGATTATGGGTATAATGTTCATCGTGATGTTATATTAACTATATTTAACATTGACATTGGTACTGATAATACGATATACTATAGCACAGCAAACAATAATAATAATCCCACCGTGGATACAATCGAAGTTGCGACTAGAAATTTATATGGAGATGTATGTCGCAGAATAAATGATATATTCGATGGAAGCCACACCTATGCCACAAATGATTTTAGATATGAATTGTTATGTAGATTGCTTAAAACATGCTATGGACTTGAAACTACTAATCTGAATACCTGTTTATTTATTAAGGGTGATGTATACACAGATTTTGATTTTGAATCATTAGTTAATAGTATATCTAATTGCAAATTAGTAGCTAGATGTCCAGAACATACAAATCCAGCCATAAAATTAATGGATGGTGATAATGATGAAATTTTTAAACTTAGATTTAAAAAAGAAACTTATGATAGTAATAAAACTGGACACAGGTATAAGATTTATTTAATGCCGAACAAAATAACAAAATATTTTAATTAAAGGGAAGCATATGACAGTAAACCGAGATAAGCAAAATATAGAATTTATTGCAAAGTATAGAGCAGCAATAGAATCTAAACTTAGTAGAGAAGAATTTGCAGAGTATATGGATGTTTTGCCAAGAAGTGTTATTAAGCGCAGACTTCTTATAGAAAAAAATACTGGCATGAGACTTAAAATATTAGAAACTGATCCAACCTTTAATGGTGGTATTGATCCAGATAAATTAGTTAAATTCGAGTTACTATACGAAAAGTATCTAGTTAAAGAAGCAGGCCCATCTAATATTGATATTAGTTCCCCTAACAAGAAACAGGTATTTGTTTATACCGCAGCCCAAAATGCAACACCAATTCATGAAAACTTTTGGGCAACCTTACTAAAATATAAAGAAATCAGAAATGCTGAACTTGGTGTTATACCATACCGTTATAAAAATCCGAATTCAATTTGGACTGACAAAAAACATGATTGGTGGTTTACTGGACTAGGGGAATATCTAGTAACCGATCAAACTAAAGTATGTAAGGGTCTTAATGTTTTAGCACAAATCAAAATAACCCCAACTGCAACAACGCCATTATCAGGCTTTGAAGCGTTCACAGGATCAGATTCTGGTATATTTGGGCATCCCAAAGTACAACTTAAAACTATTGCAACACCTAATAAAAAGATGCCTAAAATTCAAGTAACTACTGGTGCATGTACAATAGAAAACTATACGGATTCCAAGGCTGGACATAAGGGAAGATTCCATCATAGTTGCAGTGCATTGATTGTTGAAATTGATGATGATAAGTTCCACATACGTCATGTTCATGCGGCTGATGATGGTTCATTCTATGATTTGGAATATCATTACACACCACATGGTCGTACTAAGTATGGTAGAGTAGCAGCATTTATATCAGGTGATCTACATGCTGAGTTCATAGATACTGATGTTGAAAATGCAACATTTAAGGGTGATGATTCCATTGTTGGAGTCTTACGCCCAGAAGTAATGGTATACCAAGATGCTGATGATTTTTATCGTCGTAATCACCATCATAGAGGCAATGATATTATAGCATATGGTAAACACCATTTTGGTCGCAATAATGTTGAAGAGGGATTACAAATAACCGCAGACTTTATTGATAAGTATACTAGACCTGATACTTTAAACCTAGTTACTGCTGCAAATCATAATGAGGCTTTTGATAGATGGTTATTGGAGAATGATCCTAAGTATGATCCCGAGAATTCACTGTTTTTCTATTATATGAAGTATATGCAGATGAAAAATATTAAACCTACTGCAACTGGATTTAAAACCTTCTCAGCATTTGAGTTTTGGTGTAAAAATCCAATGCCAGAAGGTAAACCGGGTCTTAAATCTGTTGAACAAACTAAGTTTTTACAACGTGATGAAAGCTTCATGGTTGCTGATGTTGAGATTGGATTTCATGGTGATGAGCGAATTAATGGTGGTGGTGGTGGATTAGCCGCATTCTCAAAGATAGGCCCGAAAGTTGTTATTGGCCATTCACATAGTCCGGGTATTATTGAAGGTGCTTATCAAACTGGATTAAGTGCTAGGCTAGATTTGGAATATCAGAGGGGTCCATCTAGCTGGTTACACACACACTGTTTAGTTTATCCTGACGGATCAAGAACATTGATTAACGTTATTAATGGTGAATGGCGAGCAAGTTATTATGATAGGGAATATGAGATTTCCAAGTAATATATACGGGGGTAGTGAAAACTTATCAATTGCAGAATATATACAGCAATATAAAGACCCATATAAAAACCCATGTTATTTTTTGAAGGTAGTAATGCCTTACCTAATGGAGATAGGGTAGAATTAACTAATTTTCAATGTAAATTGTTAGAATCATATTGTGATGGGTCAACTAAAGTTATTACATCACGTAGATGTGGAATATCAACCACGAATGCATTCTTCGCTATATGGAAAGCAATTATGGCTCCAAAAGTAACTATAGTCATGTGTGAACCATCACATGATATGAGTAGATGTTTACAGAATCACATGCGTGACATATATAATACCCTGAAGTATGATAGTGTGTCCATAACTAATTATCGGAATAATATAACCGAATTTAGTAATGGATCAATTATTAGATTTAAATCTGCCAATATTATAAACCGTATTGTGGTTTATAATAGCATAGATGTATTCATTGCGGATTCATTGAATATGGTTAACCCCAAATCTATTGATTTATTGCATATATTATTAGGCCCATATATGGGCACTGCAATTTTATCGTCATGTGGTGATCAACCTAATATGATATTACCATATTGTGATAATATAGTTTACGGTATTGGTTCTGATGCAAGGATTTAAGAGACACTAATTTTTATTTACAATAAATACTCTTAAAGGAGATTTATTGTGAGGCGTAATAACCCAAACTTAAAGAGTGCTCATGCTACAGTCGAAATGACTTATGAGCAAATTGAAGAATTAAAGAAATGTATGCTTGACCCCATATATTTCATGAGAAAATATGTATATGTAACACACCCTAAATTGGGTAGTGTTAAGTTTGATTTATATGATTATCAAGAAGAATTGGTAACTAATTATAATGAGAATCGTTTTAATATCGTATTGTCTGCTAGACAGACAGGTAAAACAGAAACATCATGTGCATATTTATTGTGGTTTGCTATTTTTCATAGTAACAAAACAATATTGGTTGTTTCTAAGGATTCTGAAGCAGCAAAGGAAATTATAAAAAAGATAAGAGATGAATATGAGGAACTACCACTTTGGTTAAAACCGGGTGTATTAGACGATGATTGGAACAAACACACTGCTGCATTTGATAATAAATCACGTATTGTAGCTAGAACAACAACAGATTCATCTGGTCGAGGTCTTGCTATTTCATTGCTATATTGTGATGAGCTTGCATTCGTAAAACCAAGTATCCAGAATGAGTTTTGGGATTCAGTATATCCTACATTGTCTACTGGTGGTTCATGTATTATTACATCAACACCTAATGGTGATACTAATTTATTTTCTACATTATGGAAAGGTGCAGAAAGTGATGTTAATGGTTTCAAGGCAACACGTATATATTGGGATCAACCACCGGGAAGAGATGAAGAATTTAAACGTGAAACCATATCTAGAATTGGTGAACGTAAATGGTTGCAGGAATATGAAACTGAATTCATATCATCTGACAACTCATTATTTGATACTAGGATTGTACAGGCAGAGCAGAAGAAATATCGTGATATGCCAGCAGCATTCGAATTAAATAATGAACAAGAATTTTTTAAACCATTGTCACAGGATATGATGTATGTGGTGGGTGTTGACCCATCAACTGGTAATGGTAATGATTACTCTGTCATACAGGTATTTGAGGTACCAACTATGCAACAGGTAATGGAATTCAGATCAAATTCAGTGAATGAAGTATTTTTGTATTCACATTTGAAGAAGATAATAGGATTTTTAAGCCAATACTCTGATGATGTATATTTCAGTGTTGAATCAAATGGTGTTGGTAGGGCATTGGTAGCATTATATTTACGTGATGATGATCCACCCGCTTATGCACATTTTATGTCAGAGCGTGGAAAGAATAAGTATGGTTATGTTACAACTAATCCATCTAAAAAGGATTGTGCTGTAAAGTTTAAAAACATGTTTGAACGTAATGAAATGACTATATATTCTAACTTTTTGTACAATGAAATGAAGTCATATATACGAAAAGGTGACACATTTGAAGCACAGACAGGGGCTACAGACGATTGTATCTCAGCGGTATACATAGTGCTTAGGATGCTAGAAGAAATCGCTCAGTACGATCCTAGAGCGTATCAGAAGCTGTATAAGTTTAGTGAACAGGCTGATGGTGATGAATGGTATACGGCTGAAGGTGAAGTGGAATCAGGTGATTCTAGCACAGATTATTCAGTTTATGTGGGATAGTATAAATAGGGTATGAATAATATTATCATACCAATTTCCAATTTATTAGAAGAAGATTCTGTTGCTAAGTTACAAACTAACACAACAAGTAATTTTGACTCTAATAGGGGTGGTAATTCTGGTAGGGTACAAATTATCAGTAAAACTTTTATCCCATATCCAAATGATGGGTTAGTTGAAGTTAAGGCTAAAAGTCGATCTTCAGCAAAAGTATACGATACTCAAATGATGTTTTCATCGGTTGAGTATGGTGAAGGTGGTGAAACTCAGTTTCAATCATCTGATGGTCAGGCATACAGAATTGTACCTATTGGTTACGGCAGTGGTGATGTCAAAGTCAATTGTGGTTGTCTGGATTTTTATTATAGATTTGCAGCATGGAATCATAGTAATGGAAGTTTACATGGGAATCCTCCGAAACCTTATATTAAGAAGACGGATAGTGAACCTTTAAACCCTAAACAGATACCGGGGTTGTGTAAACATTTAATGGCATTAGCTGGTGAATTACGTAGAGATAGATTTTTACGATAATTGAAAAGTTGATGTTGATAATTATAAGGACAGGAGTACAATTCACCATATTGTATTACAGACCTTTAATTTAGAAGTCTTAGTAATATTAGAAGAAGTAGTAAACTTAGTAGTATTAGAAATAATATTAGAAACATAGAAGTCTTAGAAGATTAGGAGAATTAATCATGGCTAAACGAAAGTCCTTACAAGGAATGAAAGATAAAATAACCCAAGAATTGCAGGGTAAAGACAACAACACTGATGGGTATTACTACCCACATTGGAAACTACTAAAAGACGGTAAAACCGTACTTAGAATTTCCGAAGACCCCGATATGGGAAATGAACTCGACTGTTATATCGATTATTTGGAACATAAAGTCCAAATTGATGATAAGTGGGTTCGTGTCCCATGCCTTAAAAATAATGGCAAATCAACACCATGTCCATTTTGTGAACATTCTAAAAAAATGTATGATGCAGACAATAAAAAGCTTGGTAAGTATTACTGGCGTGAAGCATTCGCAATTTTACGTGGCATTGTGATTGAAGATGGTTTAGAAGCTATTGAAGGTCATGAAAGTAAAGTTGGTAAAGAAGTTAACTTTAAGTTCACTCACCAGCTTAACATGGTATTGAAGAATGGCGTTAAGAAACTTGAAGATGATGAAATCTTTTTTGATCTTAAAACTGGTATTAACTTTGAAATTGTAAAAGTTATTCAGAAGGATGGTGACAAAGAGTATGGTAAGTATGATGTAAGTAGTGATTTTGCTCGACGTGCAAGTGATGTTAGTGAATATGCTGATGCTCAAACTGACCAACCATTGTCAACACTGATACCACCAACACCAACATATGATGAAGCTTCTGAAATACTAGAGCGACATCTACGTGGGTTGGATTCATCCACTGCATATTCTGGTGGGAGCCAAGATGAAGATGAAGGTGAAGAGCAACAATCATCACAGTCTGATCTAGAAGCTCAAATCAACCGCAGACGTTCCTCTAAGAAAGATGAAGAACCTGCAAAAACAGAATCGGCTGACCCTGTAATTGATGCTGATGCTGATGATAATGTTGGTGATGTTCCAGAAGATGCTGATGCTAGTGGAATAGATGAATTGATCGGTGAAGGATCATCTGACGATGATGACGATGATGACATCTTAAAGCAACTAGGCGGTTAAACTAAATTGGGGGCAATCGCCCCCAATTTTTTCTCAATAAAAATAAAATAATATCGGAGAATGATATGGTATCCTTCATGGAAAAATATAAAAAGAAATTAGAAAAAAACGAAGGTGTAAATACAGAATTATTACCACCCAGTTATTTTCTACATTGTGGTAACTATGCATTAAACAAATTAATGACAAGTGATTTTAATGGTGCAATTCCACAAGGCAGATTGACTGCATTAACTGGACATTCAAGTTCAGGTAAAAGTTTAGTAGCAGCAAGTGTAGCAGCAGCAGTAATACGAGATGGTGGATTTGCATTCGTCATTGATTCGGAAACATCACTTGATAGTGATTTCATGGCTAATTGTGGTGTAGATGTTGATAGTGATAACTATCAATATGTTGGGGTAGATGGTATTAGCCAAACTACCTCAGTAGTGAATGATATTCTTAAAGATTATAAAGCTAGTGGTGAGGAAATTCGTGGAGTTATTATTGTTGACTCTCTTGATATGCTGTTGACAGAAACTGAACAGAAACGACTCGATACCAAAGGTGATATCGGTGGCGATCAGGGACAGCAAGCTAAACAATTAAAAGGTATGTTAAAGACTTGGGTTCACTCTGTAAATGGGTTACCAATATCTATCATATGTACTAAGCAGCCTTATAAAGAACAAGACCCAATTAAGGCTTTAGAAAATCCTTGGGTATTTACCCCATCATTACAATTTGCATTTTCGCAAATTATTATGTTTGAGAAGCTTCAATTTAAAAAGGAAATTAGTGGTAAAAAAGTCCATCAAGGTTTTACATTGAAAGCGACTGCATATAAAAATCGAATAGGCCGAGAAAAGCAAACGGTTAAAATTGAAATTCCATTTGATAATGGTGTGGATGAATTTTCAGGCTTGATTGAAATCGCTACTGAGTTTGGAATTATAGACAAAAATAAGGGCTGGTATACACCAGTTTCATTCGAAGGTCCAAAATTCCAACAAGGTAAGGCCGAAAGTGATTTAGACTTCATGAATATGCTTTTAGATGAAATTAAAAAGGTAGACTCCAAGGAAACTACTGTTAATGCTGATCTTAGTGAATATGTTGAAGTTGAAGCATCTGAAGAAAAGAAAGAAGATAAACCTAAGTCTAGGCGAGGTAGGAAGAAGGTAGAAGAAGTAGAGGAAAGTTAAATTGAAGCTTTCAATTGAACGCTATTTCAATGCTATTGATAAACTGAATGCTCATCTCATAGATGGGTATTCAGATTTATTTAACCGGATGTTTGAAATTACTTTTAAAACTGAGGCTAAGACTAAATGGGATAATATTACCAGAGTAAGTGAGGAAAGTAATTTCATTTATATAATTGGTAGGTATGTACTAAGTGGTCAACAGGATGAAGAATATGTATGCATGGTTATACCAATAATAATGTTAGAAGAAGAACGAACACCATATGAACTATCCGAAATATGCGGTAAGTTATTACAGTTGAAAACCATTATGGACTATTCAGCATTTAAGGAATTGCTAAGTGACCCAAACATAACATATGAAAGTATAACCAAGTTAATTCCTGAGATTCATAAAGAACCAGAAGCTATACAAACACCCGATCCTAGTGGTGAATTACCAAAGCCCCAAGAAGTACATAAACCACAGCCAACATCTAAAGATGGTAATAGAATGCCAGATTTTTTAAAGCCATTTAATATGGATGAATTATCTGATGAGCAAAAAGAGAAATATAAATTGAGCAAAAAATATGACTGATGATATATCTAAAATTAGAGATGGACTTATCAAAATTAAATTAAAGACCGTTTATGATATAAATGATGATATGTCTAATATAGAAGATATAATTGATGAATATCGAAAGATTTATGGTTTGGCTAGAAAGTTGTTGAACATAAACGGAAATAATTTAAATGATGTATTAGTTAACCACCCATATGAATATGGTATTGTTCGTAATTGTAGTGGCAATCTTAAGCATATTCTAGCGGCGGTAGAAGAAAAATTAAAATATGAGAGAGGTAAGGAACGTCAAAAATTACAAGAATCTAGCCCTAGAGCTTCGGACCTAAGTGATCGTGCTGCCAATCAATTGATTGATGGTAAGGAACATATTTACGATGCAACTTTGTTGTATATGGATGTGAAGGGATTATATGAATTATACAGTGGATTAGATGATTCATTTAATCAGAGGGGATATACCCTTAACAACATCACTCGTGCTCTAGAATCTGAGTTCTTTAAGACGTTATTATAATGAAAGCAACTATACACATAATAGACGAAGTTAATATTCAAGTTCATGGATTAGTGGAAGATGACGCACAGCATTTATCCAACATGTTTGCAATATATGCGAAAGGATTTAGACATCAAATAAAATATAAGTTGGGCCATTGGGATGGTAAAATACGTTTCTTTTCTATGACAGGTAACACTTATTTAAAATTGGCACCAACAATTGTTAAGGAACTTACTAGACTTAAATATAAAATTGAAGTGGTTGATGATAGGGTTAATGTTGATTTAACAATACCATCTATAAATGATCATTATCTAAAGGATCGTGGTTTTGATGTTATTCTTGGGGAACATCAGGTTCGTGGTATTAATAAATTATTGGAAGGTTCTGGCATATTTGAGGGTGGCACTGGTGCTGGAAAAACGCTTATGACTGCGACATTATGTCACATATATGAGGAATTTAAATCATTTAAGTGTATTATCATTGTGCCATCATCTGACCTAGTTAGTCAAACACATGCTGAGTTAGAAGAATATGGTGTTGATGTTGGACAATATGGTGGTGGTCATAAGGATATTAATCATAATCATTTGGTTACAACGTGGCAATCATTACAAAATAATAAAGGAATTATTTCTAATTACCAAGTTGTTATTGTAGATGAATGTCATGGTGTTACTGGTCAGGTACTACAAACCATATTGAATGACTATGGTTCTAACTGTTTAGTTCGTATAGGATTGACAGGCACCATACCTGAAGAAGAAATTGACCGTATGGCAGTTCGAATAACATTAGGTGAAGTAGTTGAGAAAGTTGAAGCTTGGGAACTTATTAAAAGTGGTTGGCTTGCTAAACTTAATTTATATAGATATGAGCTTGTTGAGGATGTAACGTCGGAGTATGAACAGTTTTGTAAGGATAGAGAAGAAGACGATGAGGATCATGAGCCTGTAACATACCCACAATTTAAGGCAAGTTTCTTTAGTGACTACCAAGCTGAGAAAAAAAGCTTACAGAAAGATAAAATACGATTAGCATTTCTCGCAAAATTAATATCAACTCCGAAGAAAAATACTTTGGTGTTAGTTCCAAACGTCGATTTTGGTAGAGCCTTAGCAAAGTTAATACCTAATGCTATATTCTTTTATGGTAACGATAGTAAGAAAATAAGAAAAGAAATTTACAATTCATTTAATGATCATGATGATATTACAGCAATAACGACATTTTCACTAGGGTCAACTGGTCTTAATATTAAACGTGTATTTAATTTATTTTTAGTTGATGCTGGTAAGAGTTTTGTTCAAGTGATACAATCAATAGGTAGAGGTTTACGAAAAGCACATGATAAGACCTCTGTTAATGTTTACGATGTATATTCGGACTTTAAGTTTTGCAAGCGCCACTCTAATGCTCGTGCCAAGCATTATAGAGAAAAGAAATATGATTATAAACATGAAAAGACAGAATATAAAAAAATAATGGAGAATATATCTTAATGATAATTTCAAACGAAAATTCATCACCTATACTTATTGACAATATTGAAACACCAATAAAAACTAAATTCTTTTGGGTGTTGCAATTAGAACTACAAAATGAGATAGACTTTACCCTTCAACCACTAGAAATGTTTGAAGAGCAGACCACTAGAACCTTAGAATTCACAGTGAATGATTATCCTATTGAAGCACCAACTAACTGGAACATACTAGTATATTCTGAAGAGACTGCACAAGTAGATATTGTTGAAGTTAGTGATTTAGCTAGGACTAGGCATACAGCAGTACTGTTTAAACATGAACGTGGAATAGTTACTCCCGGACCAATTAAGGTTTTTGACTATCATGCAGAAGCTCAAGTGAAATTTCCAGTGCTAAATAAACATACAATGCTATGTCATCATGCTGGACCTGATGCTTGGATATGTATGTCACCAACTGATAATTATAACAAGTATTTGAAGAATATCTTGATTGGTGATTTGATATAATAGGAGAATATAATGGCAGCTAAAAAGAAAAGAACAAAGAAGGCTAAAGAGCAAACTCTATCTGAGTTTCAATCATATATTAGTGGTGTTGTTGATTTCATGGATGATGATTGGGTTCCCGATGTGGAACAATGGAAATCTATTGTTGAAATGATACAAACCATTAAAGTTGATGAACCCAAGGTCATTGAACGTCAAGTAAATGTTAGTAGAAGCAATGAACCACATACCCATAATGATGAATATAATCAAGGTGATGTTAAAATAGCAGGGTCTTCACTTGATGTACCATTGCAAGAAGGTGCAGAAGGACCAAAGTATGTGGAAGCAGACCCAAGTATATCCAATGCTCCAAGAATTGATATGCGTCGAGTTCAAGTTGAAGATATGGGTACTGCTGGTCAACGTTCAGAATCTGGTGCAATATCATCAGGTAAGGTTGTTAAAGGTAGAACCATTGATTCGACAAATGGATATAATAGTGAGTTTAATTAATAAGTAAATTGTGTTATAATGGTAAAATGGCCAATATAACTGAAGATGATTATGTGAAATTGAATGATAGAATATTATTTAAAGATGGTGATTCTGTTGTTGATATAGATTTTTTATACGATGAAATATTAAAGTGTAAGAAAATTTATAATATGCATTTATCAAAAGAGTTATACGAATCTGAAGAAGTTCAGAAATACAATGAAAATTTCCCAAAACATAGTATTGGTTTTAAAAAAGACATAAAAGATATAAGAACTGAATGGGTTATTCCTGAAAAATATAAGGAACTTGATGTTGTAGAGTATGTTAACAAGTGTATGTTAAGTGAAATAAAGCGATATTCACTTAAAGGGAAAGATTTAGAAGTTAGATTTTTTAGAATGAAAATGGAACTTAGAGTGTGGACCGAAAGGGGTCAATTAGATATGTTACGGACGATGATTTACGTTGTTGAAACCTTTCGAGATAAGAATATAGTTTGGGGTACAGGCAGAGGTAGTGCATGTGCAAGTTATATATTATATTTAATAGGCTTACACCAAGTTGATAGTGTTAAATATGAACTAGATATAGGTGAATTTTTCCGCTAAGGGGGAATGATAAATACTAATCATATCTAGATGAGGATTATAAATGTCAAAGAAAACAACAAGAAGTATTCGCGGTGAAATAGTAGATTTTGATCTTTTGGAGGTCAAGGCTAGTATGGAACGCCGTAGAAAGACAAATGGTGTTGAGAATCGAGAACAATACATTGATATAAAGCGTAGGAGAAATCCACGTAGAAGTGTTGCTGATCTTGAAGCTGAACAAAATAAAAATGTAGCAGATGCTCGTGAAAAAATGCGTAAAAGTAAGCAAAACCGAAAGGATGCTGAAAATGAAAAAGTTAATTCTGCTGAATTGTCGGAAGATAAGGTTGTAACTAATGTTGATGAAGGTGTTGAAGAAACACCTGATGAAACACCCGAAGTGACCAAAGAGGCCAGACAAGGCAAAAAAAGAATAGTAAAAAATAAAGGATAATTATGACAGTCGAACTACAAGCAATTAAAGATCAAATCGTTTTTAAATTTATAGAAGATGTTACAAATGGTAAATTTAATGAAAAGACAGCGGCTGGTGTGTTATTAGTTGCTGATAGTTCTAAACAGGCAAAGAATAACAGATGGGGTATGATTATAAACACTGGGCCTGACGTTGAGGATTTTGAACCTGATGATGTTGTATTGATTGAAGCATTACAGTGGACACCCAGTATACAAATGCGAAATAAAGTATATTGGGTCACTCAGCAGTCTGCAATTTTAGCAACTTGGGATGATCCCAAAAACCTACCTAAAGAACTAGCATAATATAAATAACAATATGTTATTCGGAATACTAGTTTTACTTACATCTTTAGCTATGGCTTCAGTTGCTGCATGGTTTGCAGTAACTGGTATCATGGCGTTTTTTGCTGGTAATGTGGTTTACGGATTAGCTATGGGCATAGTAATTGAATTAGGTAAGCTTGTAGCCATTGCTTGGGCTTATCGTTCATGGAATGATGAAACTATATTAAAGTACATATGTCTACCATTAATTCTAGTAGCATTACTCTTAACAAGTTCTGGAATTTTTGGGACATTATCTAAAGCACATATTGAACAAAAAACCCCAGTTGCAAATAATGAATTAAATATAAATCGCCTTGAGCAGAGAATCGCAACTGAACAATACAAGATAGATGATGCTAGGCAACTCATCAGTCAGCTTGATACCACTGTCAACACCCTTATAGAGTATGCCAAGATATCAGATGAAGAGAACGGTGCAAGAGCCGTGAGAGAGCGTCAGAAACCCCAGAGAGAAGAACTTAACTCAATTATTGAAAGTTCACAGAGTACCATAAACACATTAGAGAATGAAAAACTTGAATTGCAGGTGCAGCTTAAGGCAATTGAAATAGAGTTGGGTCCAATTAAGTATGTTGCTGATGTATTATTCGGTGAAGGTAATGATAGAACTGAAGAAGCTGCTAGATATCTAATACTAGCATTCATTTTTGTATTTGACCCAATGGCAATTGTATTGCTAATGTGTGCCAACCATACCTTTATGAAGAATGGTTATAAGAACAAATATTTAAATAAGAAAGTAGATATTGAAGAAGATGTTGATTCTATCGGAGAAACTATGGTACAATCAGAACCAGAGCAACAAACTGATATTAATGAAGAGTTATCGACCATGAAAGAGTATTTTGAGAACATGGTGGAAGAAAATAAACAGGAATCATCTAAAGATAAAGATGATATGTTACTCGTTATGGGAAAAATTAGTGATAGTGTAGAATCGTTAATGGCATCTCAATCCAAATCTAAAAGTTCAATATTAGACGATATGCGAACTCCAAAAAAGTCTTGATTTAATTCCCACTATGGTATATAATGTCCAGATAATAAAGGACTCTAATAAATGCCAAAAAAATTATGGGTTGAATCTCATCGACCTTCCACAATAAAAGAATACGTATTTCAGAATGAATCCCAAAAGGAATTAATCGAGAAGTTCATTTCAGAAAAATCTATACCCCACCTATTATTACAGGGTCATAGGGGTACAGGGAAAACATCATTAGCCCATATTCTTAAGAATGAATTAGGTGTTGAAAATTGTGATTTTAAAATACAAAACGCATCTGATGATAATTCTGTTGAATCCATTAGAACTACAATTAAGTCATTTGCATCTAATATGGCCCTTGGTGGTGGTTTAAGAATCATATTTCTAGATGAAGCTGACTTTCTTACACAGAATGCTCAAGGTGCATTACGAGCAATGATGGAAAAGCATTCCGATAATGTTAGATTTATCCTAACTTGTAATAAACCACATAAGATAATCCCTGAATTGAAGTCAAGATGTACAATTCTTGAATTTAAAGATTTCAATAAAAAGGATATGGCAGTTCATTCGTATAAGATACTTAAGGCAGAAGGTGTTGAAGTTAGTTCTGCTGAAGTATTAATGGAATATGTTGATGATGCTTATCCAGACATGCGTAAACTTCTACAGAACCTAGAAATAAATTCACGTGATGGTCATCTTAAAAGCCTTGAAGAAGTCTCTGATAATGATGCATTAATGGTATCAATTATTGAGGAATTGAATAAAGGTAGATGGATGGAAGTCAGAGCAAATATTGTATCAGGAATTGAGGGATCAGATTGGGAAGAAATATATACATTTCTATACGATTATTTAGATGAAGTTGAGGGGTTTGATGACGCAATGAATTGGAAAAAGGGCATTCTAATCATAGCTGAACATTTAAGATTCCACGGGATGGTTGCTGACCCTGAGATAAATTTCACAGCATGTATGATTAAACTATCAGGAGTAGTAAAATAATGTCAGATGAATTAGAATCCAAACAATACGCTAGTGAAAATGAGATTTTTGATAAAGTTTCAAGGGTAGCTGATAAGAACCATAAACTATCATGGCGCAGAAAGCGGGATAAAATGGTTAAGTTAATTGCAGAACTTCAACCTTTAGAAGATGAAATGCTTGCAATCTCCATGAAGAAACAACCCATCATGGACAAGGTACATGAATTACGTGAGGAAATGATTAAGGACTGTATTCATCCAAAAGACCAGTTAGTATTATGGGAAGGTAGGGTACAATGTAAATTTTGTGGATGTTATTTAACAATTAATGAATAATAAAGTTGATATTTTTGAAGTTCTGAAGAACGTTGATGGTTTTAATATAGAATATTATGAGTCATTATCACCTGATGAACAAAAGACGTTATATCCATACGTGGTTATGTTGTGGATGGGTGGTTGTAACTCAGAATTACAACTACTGCAACTTAATGCATTTCTAAATATGAATGTATTTGAATTATCGGATAAACATAAAGGGTTATTATATAAACTTGCATGTGTTTCCAGTGATGGTAAACCTAAGAAATATAATTATATAAAAAAGAAAACAGCAAGTAAGAAATATGCCACATCATGTGATATAATTAGACGCACGTATAATTGTAGCACTCAGACAGCACGTGAATATATTGGTATATTAGATTGTGATGATATTATTTCTTTGTCTAATAATCTAGGTGAACAAAAAGAGACTATTGCGAAAATAAAAAAAGAATTTAAATGAGCCTATTACAGTGTAACTATTGTTTAAAAAATTTTACAAGCCCTGCCTACATGAAACGGCATAATTGTGAACAAATGAAACGTGCAAAGTTACTACAAACAAATAATGGGAAAAGTGCTTTTTTTAATTATCAAGAGTGGACATCGTTAAAGCGTCATCAGAATGATAGTATGGATGATTTCTTAAACTCTAGGCATTTTAAACCTATGATGCGTTTTGCTGAATACTCTAGAAAGATGGCTATACCTAATCTAAAAAGGTATATGGAAGTAATGGTAGATATGGATATCCATCCAAAGGATTGGTGTCAACACATTGTATATGATCATTACATAACTAACATATTTGACATAATGACATTACGTGAGCAATGTGAAGTTACAGTTGATACTATTTTCGAGCTATCTAAAATTTTTGATTGTGAGACAGGTGAAGTTTTTCGTCATATAGAACCATCATCAACAATACGCATTATTCAAGCTAGAAAATTAATGCCATGTCTATTACTAACTTCAAAGAAATTTATGGGATATTTGAGGACAGGTATGACTCGTGAACAGCAAGTACTAGCAAGTGAATTATTAAATCCGAAGAAATGGGATAAATATTTCAAGGATAACCCTGAAGATTTGAAACAAATGAAATCATATATTAGGGCACTAGACTTATAAAGGTGATATAAATGGATAATGAAAAGGTTGGATGGAGAGATATAAACAGTAGGCGTGATACAATGCTATCTCGTACTGATTGGACGCAGTTGTCTGATACTAGGCTTACTGAGCAATGTGTTCAGGAATGGGTTATATGGCGTGAGAATCTACGTAATGTTAATGATGATCTATTAGATGCACCATTAGATGCAGTTGTTAAATTAAATTTTCTTAATGAAAATAAGCCAATTAATGAATATAATCGTGACAGAAAGCTTATTTTACGTGACGGTGGGATAATATCCACACTGGATATTGACAATAGAATTAGAGAGTTAATTCGTCATGAAACTAGTTTTAAAGAAGTAATTGATAGTGACTCCGAGACAACCTTAGACCATGCACGAGATTTTTCTGAAGCTTTAGAAATAGGAACAGTAATTTTAACTCATATGTATCGTAACAGAATAAGTGAAGTATCACCCCCACAAGAAATAATGTACATATATAATGAGAGATTGAATCAAGCGGTTGATTATTTGGCTGATAACGGAACTAGCTTCCCACTCCTTGAAGTGTTAGCAACGGAATTAGATAAACCCATAGATAATATTGCAAATAGTGTATTGACTAAGCAACGCAATACTATAGCAGCATGGGTAGAAATAGAAAGCGAGTATATTAAAGCCCAAAGGGAAATCAAAGAAGCAAGTAACATTTCGGATATAGAGTATGTTTTGGATAACTTTTAATGGACATTGATATAGACATACCCCCAAACTTAGAGATTGATACGGTTTTTAATAATCTAGTTTCAGCATCTATGGTAACCGATGGAAAGTTGATGAAACATATTGTTGGATATTATTTTCAAGATATACCAGTGGATAATGTTACTGGATTATCAGCAATACCATATAAGAAAACTGAAGATATGGGATATTATAAGATTGATTTTTTACCTGTACATCTTCTTGATAAATTCGAATCTAAGGAACAAATGAGGGAATTGCAAGATATTGAACCTGATTGGGATTTACTAAATGATGAAAATGTTGTTAAGAATTTATTCCATTTGGGTAATCATTTTGATATAATTTCTATAGTTAAACCACGTTCAATATTGGAGCTTGCAGATGTGTTTGCATTAATTCGTCCCAACAAACGTCCATTATTGTATAAATATATGGAAGACCCAGATAAATATAGGGTAGAGTTATACACAAAGCGGATGCCAGAAGATATGAGAAAAGCTCATGCTATCCCATACGCCATATTAATAGTTCTTCAACTTCACTTAATTGAAATGGGTAAATATGAAATCACTTAAAGAAATACTAACCGAGCGTTTAGAATTAGATAATACCGATAAGGCTATAATTGTATTAATGCACGTATCATCTTCACCAGAATTGGCCTATAGTGTAGCTACAGGTGCTAGGAATGCGGTAACCGCACGTAAGAAATTGGAGCAGAATGGATTCATTAGAGTTAATGATAGTACCCGTACAGCTACCCTGACTAATACTGGTAGTGATATATTACGTTCACAAAACCTTATAGATGATTCAAATGAACTAACAGATCGTGGTCAGGAATTAATCGGAAGATTTCAAAATGATAAAGGTGAATGGACAACTATCGAGAATTATAAGTATATTAAAACTTTATTGTAGTTGAATTGTTAATTATTTCAACACCAGATGGAATATCCTTTCTCTTTCTCTTTCTAACTTTTATTGGACCTTCCATATCAAATTGTGGAAGTGGACCTATAACCCTAGTAACATAATCAATAGGGTATGCACGTAGAATACCCTGCACTTCATTAGTCATATTGCGTCTAGATAGTTCAATTGATAGTGGGAACCTAGTACTGTTTGTATTGTACCATTCATATGCAGTCTGTATCAACTTATCTTCATCATAACCTTCAGGATCACATAAATCAATAACATATGCATGAATATATTTCTTGGATACATTATCCACAATATTCAAAGAACTGGCATCATTGAATCGTATTAGGGTTATAAATTTATAACCCTCATAATCATCTGGGTGTTGTTCTACTACTAATGGGAATTTTTTACTCATAATATATCCTATGTTTCTTTTATTTATATTATTAAATTATATATGTAATTGGTTTTAATATTAAAATATTATGTGTTAGGGTGCTAATCCCCAGATTAACATATGTACAACTCCAACTTGTGGTTCATCGAAGTTTATCTCGACTAGATTGTCAGATTGTAGTATAATGCTTTCTGGTATAACTTCCTCATATTGTACTGGAGAAGTACCAGAAATATGGAAATATACTTTAACCATGATAGATTTAGTGCCAAGACCATGTTCAATACCCCATTGAGATGATGGCTCGTCAATTTCAATACGATAACTATTAAAATCTTCATTTAAGCTATTGCCGTAAATTACTTTCTTACCAGTGTCTATGTCAATAAAAACGGGTGCAAATCTATCTGTCATTTGTATATTATCCTAAGTCGTATATTGTATTTATAAATACTTTTGTATATAAATACTATTAAATTAAGAGAACCCATTATGACAAATAAAAGATTGCAAGAACTGGTGAAGAAAATTAGAGTGGCTGGCAATAAAGATACATTTAATCAAAATTCTAATAAGAACCCATTCTTCAGTGGTGATGACCTAGCGATGAAAGTCCGAATGAAAACCCAAAAATCTCACGATTCAGACTACAAAGATGGATATGAAACCTTTGGTAAAGATAAAGATGAGGATGATTTTCACTTAGGTTATAATGATCGTTCGTATCGTAGAAATGAATTTAATGATGAGGATGATATCGACGATATTGATGCAGACGCTGGATGGGCATTTATGCGTGATTTGGATGATGAATTCGACGATGATGAATTTGATGCTGATGACGATGATTATATTAATGATGTATCTGATATTATGAATGCTGGTGATGATGATGCTGGTGGCGAATCTGAAGAGGGTGACGATGAATTTGATGGTGATGAAGAGTCTGATGATAGTGATAAAAATTATGCTGGTAACATACGAGCTATAAAGGGTGCATATTTAGTAAGGAAAGTTGAAGAACCGGATGAAACTTATACTGAAGTATGGATGTATAGTGTTGGTAAGAGATATGCAGATGAAGCTAATATTCGTAAAAATATTTTGGCTGGGACTGATATTGATCCAACTAAGAACTTTTCTGAAGATGGAACGCAGGAATCTGTTATAACCACAATAGGCAATGTTCAATATCTAGCTATAACAGGATTGCCAAATTAAGTTGATTTTAATTACCAAATCTGTTATAATTCCGATTAATAGAGGATAATTTAAATATGACCGATGATGAAAATAATAATAATAATGATGAGATTGCAAAATCTGAAGAAGATTATAATGATCTTAAAATAATAGAAGAGGCATTAGAAGAAGGTGAAGTACCCGCATTCGAAGCTAATCAATTTCGCCATTTATACACTTTAACTCTGAACTTGTCAACACAATATGGTGCTGAAGCATTACGATACCATGAACAACGGGAAGGTGCAAAAACTTCTGCAAAAAGAGATTTATATAACAGAAAGTTTAAAAAGGCTAGAGCCAAGTGGTTAGATGAAGTAAACCGTCTTAAAAACTTAGAATCTATAATGGTAGAGAATAATATTCCATTAACCCCACCAGATGATGATTTCAAAATAGACGATCATGAATTTGAAATTGATGAGAATGATTTCCAGATTGTAAATGGTGAATCTAAATGATAGTTGGTATATCAGGTTCCCAAGGTCAGGGGAAATCCACACTTATAAAAGAAGTAGCTAATACAAATCCAGATTTTATAGCGGCTGATATACAAACCGCCCGTAATGTATTGGCGGCTGAAAATTTTACATTAGATGACATTAATTCGAATAAAGAACTTAAAAAAGAATTCCAAGAAAAGTTTTTTATTGGACACATGATGAACATATCAACACTGGATCATAATAAAAAAAATATGGTAGAGCGAACATTTGCGGATGTATATGCATATGCTCTTGTTGCTCTTGG